GATCAGACGCGGATTGATCGCATGTACGTCATTCCATCCGAAACCAAGCTTTTCCACGTCTCCCGGGCCGATATTCTCTACGAACACGTCGGCTTTCTTCAGGAGTTCGGCGAGGATTTTCTTGCCTTCCGGATCTCTCATGTTCAGCGTGATGGATTTCTTGTTGGCATTGAGCTGAAGGAAGTACAGGGAGTACGAGCCATCCACGTCGTTCATTTCATTACGTGTCGGATCTCCGCCCTGCACCTTCTCCACCTTGATGACGTCGGCGCCCATCCATGCGAGCATCTGCGTGCACGACGGGCCGGACTGCACCTGCGTCCAGTCAATCACGGTGATGCCTTTCAGCGGCGCGGTGTCCTGCGTTGCCTTTGTTGCCGTATCGTGCGTTGCGCTGTCTTGCATTGTGGTGTCCTGCGTCGCGTTGTGCGCGTTCGCTTGATTCATATAATGCATTGCCTTGTTCTCCTTATATCTGGTGATATGTGGTTGGCGAGGTCAACGTAGCGCGTGCAACCTTGGAGAACGTTGGATTTTCAGCCTTGAGCGGCAATCTTCGCTTTCGGCACATGCGATTGGCGGATCCGGCGCATTTTCTCCATACTTTCGGCACATGCGATTGATGAACTCGGCTGATATACCCGGTTTTTGTCGGATTTTGTCCAGATTTTGTCCGGAAATTGGTTTTGGTGAGATTCGACGGAAAACAAAAAAGCTAGGAATTGTTGCAATTCCTAGCTTTCATCAGTAGCGGGGCATGGATTTGGACCTTGGACCTCTGGGTTATGATGTCCGACACCAGAGGGCCGGTCGCGTGACCTGGGCAACTGTCAGGCCGCGAGCATCCAACCCCGTCGTAATCGACCGTCGCTGATCGAGTCAGCGACAGGCAGACCTCCTTTATTGTTGGAGCCAAGCAGTTCGGCCTGAGATAGATCCGTGCGCATCAGTGTGTCAATGGAGACACCAAAGAATTGCGCAGCTTTCGCCATGTCGTTAAAGCTCCAGCTCATTCCGGTTTTAATCATTCTGTTCATGTTCTGGCGGTTTTTACCCATGTAGTTCGCTAGGTCCACTTGCTTGAGCCCGCGGACGCTGAGCATCATCTGCATGTTTCTAACTGCTATCGACTGGTAGTCGACATCCGGTGCGCTCGCCACCGGTAGCTGCATTGTTGTACTCATGGCTCTAATTGTAACCAGAATGTATAACAAAGTAAACACGGCGTGTACAAGTTGCGCAATGTCGCAATCTGATGTATAAAGTAACCACATCAGGTTACAAAGAACGTCAGGAGGCAACATGGATACGGCCGAGATCGTTTCCACACTCCTCGAGCAGCGCGAGATGACACAATCCGCGCTCGCCGAAGAGATGGGCATCACGCGACAGGCACTCAGCAACAAGATGACAGGCATCCGCTCTTTCACCCTCAAAGACATGAAAGCGCTCGCCACCATCTTCGATGTCTCAATCGATTACGTTGCCGGTCGCATCGATACCCCGTGGCCGGATCCATGGGAAGAAAAGGAGAACAAATGAACAACATCCGCAAAGCCTGTGTCGAAGCGATATTCAGGGGATTCGAGGACAAGGGCGACGCCATCCGTCCGGCCTGCGGCGACGGATGGGGCGAAATCGAAGCAAGGCGTTCACTTGGTCACATCGTCGGATACGTCGACCTCGACGTGCCCGACATCGTGGACATCGTCATCGACACCATCAACAAGGAGCTGTAATGGAATCAATGCCTTTGGCCGTCGGTCAGGCACTGCTCGATCTCAGTGTTGCGTCTGCTGCCCAGTTCGGTGGTGTATGTGACGTGTACAGTGACGCGGCATGTTCCGATGCCGGCAAAGAAGAAGCCGTTTCCGGAGTTGATGGCGTCGATCTCGGATTGGTCTTTGATTATCTGCTTAGAGAAGAACTCGCTTTCGAGCGCGATCTCGCAGAACGGCATTGTCTTGTCGACGCGCGCCTGCGCAATGGTCTGGTCTTCAAAGCGGACGAACACATGAACGTCTCGTGCGATGTTGCCGCAATCGTTGACAAGGAAGACGGTGGAAGTTTCTCCATCGTACTCGATCCTCCACTTGTAAACCGTCTGGTCGGCGGTGACTGCCAACGCCCGTTGGCTGATCGCGTTCGCGTCTGCAGCTATCTCGTTCGCTTTGCCGGCAAGGTCGTTGGCGTGTTCGGCGATCCCCTTCGAGTCGGCGGCGATCCCGTTGGCTTCTTCCGCCGAGTCGTTGGCGTCCTTGGCGAGCTTGTTTCCAGCATGCGTTTGGAACAAGGCGACACATCCGGAGACACCGCCAACCAATCCCGTGACGGCGCCAACGACGCTGGTGACCACATTGATGTCCATTCCATCGATTCTACGGACGGAGGCGAACGATGAAGGTTCTTGCCCACGTCATCCTGCACCAGCTGCTGTTCGCGGTGTGGCTACTGGCCATGTGGGTGCTGTACTGCACGCCGGCCTGCACGCACCCGATCGAACATCTCATCGCCGCGCCGTTCGCGGTGCTCATCCCCGCGGCCGTCATCATGCGTCGCCTGTGCTCGGACCCACGCTTCATGCGATGGCTGGACGAGCAACGGCAGTGAAGGACTTGGACGGTTCCGCACACATTGCGGCATGGACGTGGTTCGTCATGCGCGGCCATGCCGGAACCGCCCGCGCGTCAAGGAAAAGACGTTAAAACCAGCCGGACGGGTCATCTTCTCTCTTCTCCTCCCGTCCGGCCTTTCGCCGGGGCCCGCGACAGGATGCGGGCGCCATGGATCGGCGTGTTGAGGTCACGTCGGCGGATGGATGCGCGGTTCGAATCCGCGCCCCGGCACGACATCAATCCAAAGGAGGCAAACGTTGCCAAGCAAAACACCAAGCAGGCCGGAAGGCGAGAAGTGGTTCGAATGGCCGCTCACACCCGCCAGCGTCGGCATGACGTCCGCCGAACTGATCGGCGAACTGTACGAGACCATCAGCGCGCTCAACCGCGACCGTGGCTGGAATCTCACCATGGTCGCGCCGGCGCGCTTCGGCGAGATCGTCATCGACCGCGAGGCCGGATGCCTGCGCGCGAAATGCGCGTGGAAGGCCAAGGATCCAAGCCAGCTCGGCCCGGAACCGGCCGGATACGTGAGAGGGGAGTGACATGGCCATCGGCGAGACCGTCATCACCATCGTCGGCAACCTCACCGCGGATCCCGAACTGAGGACCACCGGCCAGGGCGCGCAGGTCGCCAGCTTCACCATCGCAAACACCGCGCGCGTATATAACAAGCAGACCGGCCAGTACGAGGATGGGGCGGCGCTGTTCATGCGCTGCTCGGCATGGCGTGACATGGCCTCGCATTGCGCGCAGAGCCTTGCGAAGGGCATGCGCGTCATCGCGCAGGGACGCCTCCAACAGCATTCCTACCAGGCACAGGACGGCACCAACAGAACCGTCATAGAGCTGCAGGTCGACGAGATCGGCCCGAGCCTACGCTACGCCACGGCGCAGGTCAGCCGCATTGACCGACGGCCGCAAGGTCCCGTCTATGGCAATCCCGCCGCGCAGACGCCGACCGTCAACACCGGAGCGGGCGGCTGGAGCCAACAGCCGGCCCAGTCCACGCAACCGGCCGCACCTGCCGATGATCCGTGGGGCGCTCCGTCGGACGACCAGTCATCATTCGGAGGTTTCGGCAAACCCGATCCGGAACCGGAGTTCTAAGGAGAAGCAATGAAAGCCAGCGAACAACAGGCGCTCATCCCGCAGGAAGCCACGCCCGACACGCTCATCGACCTCATCGGCAAGACCCAGCAGGTCACCAAGTCCGCGGCCGTCGTGCTCAAGGCATGCCGCACCGTCATGGACACCCACACCAAGAAGGAGCACATCGACAAGTGGGGCGGCATCCACGCCATCACCGAAGCCGTGTACGACTGCGCGGACCTCGCCCAGCGCATTCTCGACGCGGGACTGGCCATGGAGAACATGTGCGCGAAGCCGGCCACGTCACGGCAGATGATCCTCATCGACGACCTGCGCCGCAGTCTCGACATGGACGACGGCGACGTGGAGGCGACCGTCGATCCGGACACCGGCGAGATCGACTGAACCA